CCCTCTCTTCCATGACTCCTCCGAACAATATTCCGGCGGAACGCCACCTCCTCGGTGCTATCATCCGTGATAACTTGGCGTTCCCAATTAACCTTAAGCCGTCCGATTTTTTCGAGCCTAAGCATCACGACGTAGCCGCGGCCATTCTTTATCTGCAGGCAGACGGCAAGACTGTCGACGAGACCACGGTATCTACATACCTTCACTCAAACGGCTCGATTGTAGAGCATTCTTTTATCTCTGACTTAACCGGATACGCTGGTTTCAGAGAACTACGCCAGGAGCACGTTGACATGATCGCCGACGCGGCCTTCATGCGCGAGGCTTCCCTGATCTCCTTAAAGGCCACCGACCCCGACCTTCTGCTCGAGCATTATGCCCGCCTAGCCGATAAGCGCAAGAGCCTGAGCGTCCGCCAAGGTGCGCAGCGTATGCCCATCGACGAGCTGATGAAGTTCGACCGCCAAGCCGACCCGACCAACGTGCTAGGCAATCGCTGGCTCTGCAAAGGCGGCTCCCTGGTCATGGCCGGACAGGCTGGCACCGGCAAGTCGGCCCTGATGATGCAGGCCGCCATCAACTGGACGCTTGGTCAGGACTTCTTCGGCATCAAGACTAACGATGGCATGAAGATGCGCACGCTCGTGATCCAAGCCGAGAACGATGCCGGAGACGTGGCCGAGAGCATGCAGGACCAGATTAACGGACTGTACCTGGACGAAGACCAAAGGGCTGAACTAAAGGACCGGATGTTTATCTACCGCGAGAGCGTCGCCACGGGTAAGGAGTTCGGTGACGTCCTGCGTAAGCTCGTCATCCAGCATCAGGCAACGATCTGCTTTGTGGACCCTCTCATGGCATTTGTCGGCGCCGACATCTCTGAGACCGCTGAGGCCGCCAAGTTCCTGCGCCACATCATCCAGCCTATTCTAAACGAGACGGGCGTCATCATCGTCTTCATGCACCATACCGGGAAGCCAAAGTCATCCAAGGACAAGGAGGGCCAGACCATGGCCGACCTCGCATACCAACTGTTTGGGAGCTCAGAGGTCACTAACTGGGCACGCGAAATCGCCTGCCTCCAACGTTGCCCAGGGGACGAGCCGATCTACCGCCTTGGCCTGACCAAGCGCCGTAGCCGTGCCGGCATGACCGACGGCATCAGCCCTTCCCCCGTCGGCGAGATTTACATTCGCCACTCCCCTAAGCGCGGTGAAATCCGCTGGGTCAGGTCTGGGCCTCCCATGCCCACGGACGGAGACGGCTATTAGACCCCCTTGGCTGGCCCGCCAATGCCCCTTTGGAGGGGTGATGGCTACCACCCCCGCCTCAACCCACCCAACCCACCTTAAACAGGCCGCAAGGCCAATGTTAAATCCCTTATACAAAACCGATGACAAAACCGATGACAAATCTATGTCTCTACTGCAGTCCCTGTATGCTACAGGGACATGCAAGTAGAGAGGGAGGAAGGGATACGGCTCGCCTTGACGGCGGCCTACCCCCCTCCCCTCGAGATACAAAAGGCATCTGACGACCATGGCCTACTACCGCAAGAAACGCACCCCTGCCCAAGAGGAGGCTGACCGCGTCCGGCAGAAGATTGCCCGGGCCAAGCGCATCCAGACCCTCAAGACCTACCAAGAGCAATGGGACAACCCTGAGACCGAGCCCCTAATGCTCGCACGATCTGCGTCAGGCCGGAGAAGCATAGCCGAACATCAGGCCATCCTTGAGCAAGCCGTGCATCGCTTTCTTCAGCGTCAGCCCGATAGCCTGACCAAGGTACGCTGGCTCGACGTCTTCTGCCGAGGCTATGACCAGATCATGGAGAACGCCCGGATGGTAAGCCCTGGTTCACGTCCCAAGCTGCGGGCCAAGGATGAGGCCAACCTGTTCCGCACCTTTGTCCGCAAAGGATACTTACGGCTCGATGCAAAGACAGGGCTTTGGAACAACACATGCAGGCTCATGTGATTTGCTTATTCACCTAGGCAATATCCTTGCTCACATTGCCAGCGTGACACGCGCTAGGCTCAACGACCTGACGGCTCCGGCTAAGGAGGCCAAGTCGTTTGACGCTTGGTTCTTTGCGCAGCCGAAGAAGGTCCAGGAGAAGATGCGAGAGAACGGCGTGCTGCCTTACGCTGAGATGGCGCAACCTCGGCACGTCTTCAACATCGATGCCAATCATCCTGACTGGGCGTTCAACCCGACCGACATCGGCAGACGCGAAGAGGTCGACGCGTTCATCTCACGCGATCATGTCGGCGTGATGCTCAAGGGCTTCATGGATGCGCTGGCCTGCACGGATAACTTCGCCTTTCGTCGCCACGTCGAGCTCATCCGCTGGGCGCTGAGTCTGCCCGGATGTCTGTCGTCTCGCCTCATCGGGAAGATGTATGGCCGCTCTCACTTCTGGATGCGTGCCAGGGCGAAGGAGATCCAACGCACGGTAAACTCAGACGCGTGCGGTCTGTTTCCTCACGTGAATGCCAGACGCGGCAAGAATAAGGCGCCTAGCCCCCTGCCCCCTGCCACGCCCAAGCGATGAAAACGGCCCATATACCCCCTCTAAGGAGTCTCCTAGACCCCCCCCTACGTCACGCGTGGCCCGACACCACGAAGGTTTTTCGTGGGGTCACAGAGAGGAAACAGGCCGTTTAACAAACCATGGCTCTAACCAACTCAGAACTGGGTTTGGCGCTCGGCGTCACCGCGCAACGCATCTCGGTCCTTCGACGCGAAGGCATGCCGACCGACAGCATCGACGCGGCTCGGGCGTGGCGAGAAGCCCGGGCCAACGTGCAGCGGGCCGCGGCACCGAAGGCCGCACCGGCTCAGCTCGACGATGGCTCCCTGGCTGACACGATCAGCGAACATCGCACCTTGGTAAGTCGGGCACGCGGCGTCTGGCAGGCCGCGATGGAAGGGGGCGACCCCAACCAGGGGAAGTACCAGTCGAGTTATAACGCTTCACTGAAAACGCTCGTCGCCCTCGAGGAAGAGCAGGAGCGTCGGCTCATCCTGACTAAGGATTACATCTCCGCCAAGGAAGCCACCGAGGCCATGCGCGAGATGACCGCCGGCATCGTCAACCGCCTCGACAAGCTGGCCCTCGATGTCGCAGAAGGATGTAACCCCGAGAACCCGGCGAAGGCCGTAAAAGTTCTGGAGGCTTGGGTGCGCCGCGTGAAGGCCGACCTATCCACCGATGAATAAGGCCGACTTGCTCCGCGTAGGCCGTGACGTGCTGCGTCCGTCCGACTCGGGAGATGTAGTCCAGTGGCTCGAGTCCAACGTCCACGCCATCCCTGACTCACCGATGCCCGGGCCATTCCGCTCTGAGCGCACGCCTTGGGTCGCCGAAGCCCTACGCATTGCCGCCGATCCTGAGACCAAACTCCTTACCGTCTTGGCCAGCATCCAATCGGGCAAGTCCCTCTTCGCCCGCCTGCTCACCTGTCACATCATCGCCAACGCTCCTGGGCCGACGATGGTGCTTCAGGCCACCGACCCTGAGGCCAAGGACTTCGCCCTGCGTTACCTCCGCCCGGTCTGGAACAACTGCCCGCCCGTGAAGGCGCGTCTTTCGGGCGACGACCTCGACCGCTCGACGACGGCGGACTTCGACCGCATGACGCTTTACTGCCGCGGCATCTGGAACGAGGCCAACCTTCAGCGCCTGTCCTTGCGTTACACAATCGCCGACGAGTGCTGGATGGCACCGCCTGGACACTTGGCCGAACTGAGCGCGCGCGTGACGGCGTTCGGTTGGATGGGCAAACGCATCTTTCTATCCCAGGGCGGACGGGCTGGGCAGGAGTTCCATCAGCTGCACGAGACGACGGACCAGCGTGATTGGAACATGAGGTGCCCGAAGTGCGACCACCTTCAGCCGTGGGTCTGGGAGCAGATCAGGTTCCCCGAGGATGCCAAGGCCACCGGCACATGGGACTTGCACAAGGTCAGCGTCGGCACGACCTACGAATGCGCGGCCTGTCGGACGCTCCTGCCAGACACGAACGCCAGTCGCCTTGAGGCTAACGCGCGTGGAACCTTCGTCGCCACATCGGCCGCCGCAAACTCTGGGCATATCGGCCTGCATTGGAACAGCCTAGCGACGATGAGCTGGGGCGAGCTCGGCGTGATGTGCCTAAAAGCGAAGGAAGATTTCGACACCTACGGCAGTGACGATCAGCGTCGCCAGTGGAAACAGAAGCGTCTCGCCCTGCCCTGGTCAGAAGAGGGCGGCGAGATTACCGCCCTGGCTGAGGCCGCCAACTACAAGATGGCCGACCCTTGGGACGCAGAGGCCGCGATCACCCCGAAGGCCCGCGTCGTCGAGCAGAAGGACGCCGTGCCGGGTAGCATCCCTTTCCGCACGATGGGGGTCGACGTCCAGCGTGGCCACTTCTGGGTGACTGTCCGCCGCTGGGCCAAGACCGGGCATAGCCGCCTCATGGCCTTCGCCCGAATCGACTCATGGGGCAACGTCGAGGCGTTCGCAAAACAGCACGGCGTCCATCACGCCATGGTGCTCGTCGACTCGGGTGACAATACGACCGAGGTCTACCGCGAGACAGCCAAGCGCAACTGGAAGACGGCCAAGGGCTCTGGCTCCGACGACTTCGCCGTGACCGACAAGTCCGGCAACACGACCCGCCGCTTCTACTCCGAGAAGCAGTCCATCGTCGTCCCTGGCATCCCTCAGCGGGCCATCCTGATCGTCCACTCGGCCACCGCCGGCAAGGACCTCCTGCACGGCCTCCGGGCTCGCCGGGTCTGGACCTACGCCCTCGACGCGACCCCCGAGTACGTCGAGCAGCTGAGCGCCGAAGTCCGCGTAAAGGATAAGCGGACCGGGAAGCCCATGTGGATACTTCCCCAGGGCAAGAAGGATAACCATGCCCTCGATACTGAAATCCTAGCCCTGCTGGCCGCCGTGCGCTGGGGCATCGCCGGACGGGAAACTGCCGAAACCGACTTGCAACCGTCATGACCCTTGGCACGCTATATGCAAGGGTACGCCGTTTAGTGTCGTGGGAGGAAGAGACTCATGGCGTGGGCTGGGCGGCGTACCCCCTCTCGGGCTTCCATTCTCGGCAAGTTTAAATGGCTCAAGGACTATTCATCGGCCTCACTGAATGCGAACTCCTTGCGATCAAGGAGAAGGCTGTCGCCCTAATTACTGAGGGGAAGACCCTCATGAGTTACAGTGACAGCGGTTCGAGCGCCAGCCGCCAGATGGTTTTGCCCGCCAAAGAAATGTTGAGCGAGGCCCTACTGGCCCTATCGAGGCTAGACCCTGCCACCTACGGCTATCGTCGCACGATCATCTCGACCGACTGGCAGAACCGTCAGGACTAATTTCCATGGCCATCCGCAAGAAGATTAAGACCGTCAGCCTGCGTCCCAAGCCGGTGACGCCTGCCCCGACCGCCCCGCAGCCGCAGGCTTCCTACGGCGATTGGCAGAGCATCGGCGTGACGCGTGCCCGCCGTGCGGCCTACGGCGCCGAACCGCGCGACCTTCGCCGCGACCTGACGCCCTACGACCGCCTGACGATGGTCCGCAAGTGCCGCTGGGCCGAGCGTAACTCCGGGCTGTTCAAGCAAATCCTTGCGGACATCTGCCTCTACACCGTGGGCGACGGCATCAAGCCCCAGAGCCACGCGTCGACCCCTGAGATGCAGGAACGCTACGAGGCTTACTTCGCCGAGAAGGCCAAGCGCATCGACATCACGAACCGCTTCTCGTTCTACCAGGCTCAGTCCATCCTTCTCCGCGGCATGATCCGCGACGGTGACTCGTTCGCCGCCAAGGTGCGTAACGGCGCCGGGGAAGCGAAACTCCAGCTGATGGAAGCCCATCGCGTCGGCGACCCTCTCGAAGGCAAGGTGCCCGAGGGTATGCACGACGGCATCCAGTTCGGTCCGTATGGCGAATACATCGCCGTAAACATCTACCGCTCCGACGGCTCGTCCCGCCAGATCCTCGCCCAGTCGATGATGATGGTGGTCGACCAGGAGTACGCGTCCGGCGCCCGTGGCGTCCCGCTGCTTCAACATTCGGTCAACACGATCCAGGATGAAATGGAACTCCTAGCGCTGGAGAAACAGGCGTGTAAGGACAACGGTGACGTAAATCGTGTAATCACCAAGGCTGGTGGCGT